TACCGAGACAGGAAGAATTTGGCAAGAGTCACAAATTATAGGAACAGGAACTAAAATTTTTATTAAATGTCCATATTGCCAGAAATATATATTTCCAGAAAGAGACCAATTAAAAGGTTGGGATGAGGATTCAATAATTCAAGCAAGAGAGAATGCTTATTATGAATGTCAGAAGTGCAATGAGCATTGGACAGAGCATGATAGAAAGAAAGCTTTACAATCCCCATTGTTGGTTCATAAAGGTCAATCAGTAAACGAAAATGGAGAAATAGAAGGTGAAAACCCAAGCACGAATACTTTTGGTTTGATTTATAATTGTTTTCATAGCCCATTGTTGACTTTACAAGATATAGCAGAAAAAGAATGGTCAGCTAAAAAACATAACACTGAAGATGCTCGAAGAGAAATAACACAATTCTTATGGTCTTTACCATTTGAGTCACAAGACACAACTACTTATTCTATCGAGAAAGCAAACTTGATAAATTTGATTAGTAATTATCATCGAGGAGAAATATTACCATCTTCAGTAAAAACTTTCAATATAGCTAGTGTAGACATTCAAAAAGAATGGATTTGGTTAATGGTTGTAAATTGGAATTATGATTTAGGAGCTAAAATTATATGGTATGATTCTATACCCATAGTGCCAAAGAACTTACAACATCAAAACTATCCAATTACTCCTGAAATGGTAAATACAGCATTGAACACAGCCAAGGAAACAGCAGCTACTAGATTTTCTTGCAGTTCGTTATGGATTGATGTAAGTTATTCTCACGAAGCAAGCAGTACAGTAAATATTACAAAGCAATGGACGATGGGTAAATTAAATGTATTTCCTTTACGTGGTAGAACACATGGGCAAATGAGACAAATGGGTTTATCAATGCCATTAACAAAGTTGGTTGGTGATGAGCAGAATATTATTAATGCTAGAAAGCAGGGAGATGGTAGTACTGATTATTTCTTAGACACTGAGAAATTAAAAGACAGCTTGTATGAGAAGATGCAGAAGAAGAACACTGATAAAACAGGCTTGTCATTACCTATTGAAGCAGCAGTTAAACCTTATAGTTTTATTTTAGACCATTTATCATCTGAAAAACAGATAATTAAAACTAATCGTGATGGTTCAGTTAAAAGAACATGGATAGTTAAAGCTTCTAAGAAGCGTAGGAACGACTTATTCGACTGTTTAGTGTACAATTTAGCAGGAGCTATTCTTCATATTAGATATTCACCTGTTAACTCAGTACAAGTCAGTACAGAAGTTAAAACTAAGCATCAGCCAAGGCAAATAAAGCAACCAAGACAGAGACAAGTAAATAACAAAAACAGCAAATATGGTTATTATAGTTAAATTTATTTTTTTAAAAGGAGTAATTAAAAATGGGTAGACCAAAAAAAGTTTTAAAAAAAGCAATTAAAAAACAAAATCCAGAGCAGCAATTAACAACTGCAAATGTTAATACTGGATGGGAGCAATTAAAGAAACCAGTTTTAGAGGAAGAGAAAGAAACATTAGAAGAGGATAATGTAATTCCAGAAAGATTTAAGAATTTAATGGTAGAGTCTAATCCAAAGCCATCATGTATTAAGTGTGGAAGCATTCATAGAAGGGTTATTACTTCTAATGTACGTGAGAAATTAGGGATTGTGTTTCAATATGTAAAGTGTTTAGAATGTGGTCAAAGGTATATTATTAAAGAAGAAATTGTTGCTAAGAATAAAGAACAATTAAAGAAAATAAAAGATTTGCAAAAAGAATAATAAATAAATACACTTATTTATGATAATTTTTTTATAAATAACTCCTTGTAGAAAGAATAATAAAATTCTTTTAAAGGAGTTTTTTTTATGGCTTGGGTTTATTCTGACTATATATCTGAAACTACACCAGCAACAAAACGTGCTAAATTAGTATTGCACATTCAAGAAGCTTCCGATGTTTTGGCTAATTTTCAATCTCGCTCTACAGCAGATGGTTGGAATTATTCTAGATTTGACCTCCAAATTTATATTGATACTCTCAAAGCAGAACTTGCAGCTCATGATGATTCATATGGTTCTGGTATTCCTAAATCAGGTATGTTTGTCAGAATGAGGTTAAACTAATGATTGAGAAAAAAGCTTTTAGATATCTTAAAAATAAAGATGAACTTCATAAAAAGTTTCGTTATGAAGCTGCTCAAAAATATAGAGCTGATGGTATTTCTGTACCTTTATCTATTAATGGTGATTCTGTTGTTAAGAAAGACAGAAGTTACATGGTTAGAATTAACCGTGATTTACATATGAACAATCCTATTTACAAATCCATTATAAATTCTTTAGTAACTAATGTTTTAGGACAAGATGGTGCTCAAGTAATTTGGCATAATGATAATGAATCTGATAAAGATTGGCTTAATGAACATTTTAAGTTATTTTCACGAGATGCTGATTATACTAATAGATTTTCATTAACAGACCTAGAAAGAATAATTTTACAGGAAATGTTAATTACTGGTGAAATATTATTGCTTAAAAAGCGTAAGACTTTGCAAATACAATTAATAGAATCAGAGAGAATAAAAACAGTAAATGTAGATAAAACTGGAACTATATTAAGTTTTGATATTTATTCTAATATTATAAGCACAAAAAATTACAGTAATAATTCTTCTGAAACAATAACAATTCAAGCTAAAGATGCTATTTACATTTATAATCCTGAAAGATATTCTAGTTCAAGAGGTATTGGTGTACTTTGGAGTGCATGTGATTTAATCAATACTGAATCATATATTCTTAGAAGTTCAGCTAAGGCAATGGGAATTGCAGCGAGGCACGTAATATCAATTGAGAAAGACGATGGCGAACAACAGATGGCCAATTACACTGCCGGATTAGCAGGAACTTCTCCAGCGCAACCAAGTGATGATGACACAACTGAAATTTCACCACCAGCAGATTGGGAAGCATATGATGACTATGAGTATCCAGATGATAGGGTTGTAGATACTGAAAGCTCTACAATGTTCATTGGTAAAAAGGGTGAAAAATTATCATTAGTTAATCAATCAGGAATTCCAAATAATTTACTTGGAGACCATATATTAACTTTTTCAAGAATTGTAGCATCATCTGTTGGCATTGATGCAGCGTCAACAGTGCTTGGAGATTTCAGTAAATACAATTATTCCAGTTCTAAAGCATCTCATATTATGCTTACAGCAACAGTAAAGAAAATTCAAAATAGATTAATTCATCAAGGCTATAACAAAATATTAAAATGGTTGTTAGGTTCTTGGATGGCTAATGATTCAACTCCAATTAAAAAAGATACCAGTTTATTGAATTCTTTTGAAGTTGTAATGCCAGTACCAAGCATTGTTGATGAAAAAGGACAAGCAGAGTCTGCTAGTATGATGCTTGAATTAGGTATTTCAACACATAAAGAACAGTTATTAGCAAGAAATAAAGATAGAAAAGTTTATTTAAAACAACGAAGTGAAGAAATTATATCAGCATGGAAAGCAACTCAATATATTTTAGAACAAACTGATGGAAAGCTTCAAATTCCATATCAAGTATTGTGTGGTTTACCTTTAACAATAGCCAGTACAACAGCAATAAATAATAATGAAGATAATTCAAATGATGATGATTCAAATGACGATGATAGTACGGAGGAAATAAAAGATGAAGACAAATAGTAAAACTATTCCAGCTAGAGCTGCATTTTTTAATGCAGATTTGGAGTTTAGTCAAAATAAGCCTACAGATAAGACTGCTAAGATTAAAATATTAGGTCGTACTGGTGATGCTATTGACCATTGGTTTTTTGGAAAAGTAGTTCATGATATGTCAGGAATGAAGTTACATAAGAATAAACTTACTATTGATTATAATCACAATGCAGATGAAATTGTTGGTTATCTTAATAAATTTGATATTGAAACTGGTGATTTAATTTCAAGTGGCGTTTTGACTCCTTTTAAAGAAGGAGATAGAGCTTCAGAATTAATTTTTAAGATGAAAGAAGGAGTTCCATACGAAGCTAGTATTAATTTTAGTGATGAAACTGTACTTGAAGAAATTGAAGAAGACGAAGAAGTTGAAGTAAATAATAGAAGCTTCACTGGTCCTCTTACTGTAATTAGAGAATGGGGTTTGAGAAATATTGCAGTCTGTCCATTGGGGGCAGATAAAAATACATCTAGTGAGCTTTTTAGTGATTCTAAGGAAACTGTAGAAGTTAAATATTTAATTGGAGATAAAAAAATGAAAACTGAATTGACCGTAGAAGAAGAGGTTGTTGAAACAGCAACCGTTGAAACTGAGGTAGATAAAGAAGTAACAGAAACAGAAACAGAAACAGAAACAGAACTTACTGAGGAAGTACCTGTAGACGAAACAGTTGAAGAAGTTGCAGAAACGGAAGCAACAGAAGAAACTGTAGAAGAGGGTGATTCCGTAGAAGATGAAAAGGAAGATGAAAAAGAATTTAGTATTGACAGAAAAGAATTCATTGCAATGAAGGAAGAATTTGGTAAAGAGTTGGCTGTTGATTACTTTACTCAGGGCGTATCTCTCTCGGTCGCTCGTGAAAAGCACTATAGTCATCTTAAAGAAGAAAATGCCAAGCTTACTGAATCCGTCAAAGTTTTGAAATCAGAATTGTCTAAACTAAGTGAAGAAGATTCACCTGAAGTAGAGTTTATTGCAGAAGATAATAATCAAGACCCAAGATACAAAGAACTTTCTGCAACAATTGGTTCTAACCTTGCTAAGTTTATTACAGGTAGACCTCGTTAAATTTGAAAAATTAATTTTTAAAAGGAGTATAAGATGGCTGATGCTTTTAGAACTACAACAGATGTTTTGAAAATCAACAATTCTGAGGAATTTATTGGTCTTGTTGATTCGGTAATACCTAGTTATCCGCTTATAGGTTCTATGTTTGCAAGTCCGATTAAGGGCTATACTTATAAGACATTGATTCGTTCAGCTCTTCCTAGTGTTGACTTCCGTGCAGATAGTACTGGCGCAGAAAATACTAAGGGAAGTTATGATAACGAAACTGTTACTTGTTATTATATGGATGCTTCATGGA